TGACGTTCTAAAAAAATTAAATGAATAGGTTTTTTGTAAATAAAGAAATATATAAAGAACGACTTGACACTTGTAGAGGTTGTGACGAATATTTTAAACCTACAGGAAGTTGTAAAGTATGCGGTTGTTTTATGCGTATAAAAGCAAGTATAAGTATTATGGAATGTCCAAAAGAATACTGGTTAGCTACAAAAGAGTACGAAGCACCAAAAGAAATACCTACACACCTTAAAAAAGAAATAAAAGAAGTATGGAAACTAATAACAAACGGAAAAGTAAAAGACATAAAGAGTAAGCAAAGACTAATAGAATTATATAACACAATACACAATACTACATATAATACTAATACAAATTGTAGTAGTTGCTTAAACAGTATATATAAGTTTATGCAAGACATAATAACTAAGATATGAAGAAACGTAAATTAAACAGTAAAAACCCTAAGTACCAAAAAGAAAAAAAGGAAGTAAAATATATAAGAGTATTAAAAAAAGAAACACCTAAATTTAAGATGTATTTTTTATATGAAAAAGAGTAAATACTATTACGAAGTAGATCGTAATTTAGATAACAGTAAACAAATGATAAACCCTAAAATGTTAAAGACTAAAGAAGAACTAGGATTAGAACGAGTACCAGAATATTACAAAGGTAATAACGGTTACGAAGCTAGGAAGGTATGCGACAACTTTAATTTACCTTATCATTTAGGTACTGCAGTAACTTATATTTTACGAGCATACCATAAACACGAAACACCTGTAGACTGTATACAGAAAGCTATTAATCATTTAGAATTTGAATTAGAAAAATATGTCGAAGATAATAAACGGTAAAAAAATAGGTAGAGAAAAAATAACTTTCGACAAACCTTCTATAATAAACGAATACGAGAATATAGAAGACAAGGTAATAACACTACCTAAAATAATAAACGAAGACTACGGTTTTGAAATGCACTTCGGAATAGAACATACAAAAGAAATAAAAGAACGATCTTACTTAACTACAAAGTACACACCACTATACAGAAAATGAAATACAAGAACATAAAAGCAATACTTAGAAAACAAATACAAAAAGGTTTAAAAACTTTCTGGGTGCATAACGAAGAAAACAAAGAGTTTATACAGATATATAAAATATTTGATAACAATTTAACTATATACACACCAGAACAACTACTATATAAAATAAACAATATGTTACAAAATGAAGTTTAACTGTAATAAGTGTAATAAAACTAAAGACTTACATAAAGTAAGACTATCGTATATAAACCATAAGTTAGTATGTAAAGAAGCTATATGCTGCGAACATTATATGGAGCAAGTTCTAACTAACGAATACGAAGGTATGCCCGAGATCAAACGAAACGAAGAACACTGTAAAAGTAAAAACTATATAGACGGACTTATAAAAGGTGAATAGAACAGAACAACAAAATAAGTATTACTTTAAGTGTATAGTTTTGCCTTTGGGAAAATACCTAGGCTATCATAAGTTTGAAATGCATAACGAACTAAAACGATTATTTATACCAGACACAAGTAAAGAACTTACTACAGACGAATTTAACGACTATTGCGAACAGATTAGGGTATGGTCTATGAGTGAGTTTAACTTTGTCTTAGAAGAACCAGAAACAAACAAATAAGACTTATTTATATTATATATTAAATTGGTTAATCAATCTTTTTCAAATATGGACAAAAGAAAAAATAACGGCGGTGCTAGGAAGGGTTCAGGTCGTAAGAGTAAAGCAGAAGAACAAAAACTTATAGAGAATTTAACACCTATGAACGCTAAAGCTTTAGAGGCGTTAAAGAAGGGTTTAGACAATCAAGAACAGTGGTCTGTTAAATTATTCTTTGAATACTTTTACGGTAAACCTCAACAAAGAGTAGACGTAACAACAAATGACGAAAGCTTAAATATGCCTGTAATAAACTTTATAGACACTGAAACTGAATAGCAAATACAACAACCTATTTACTTCAAACTGTAGATACTACATAGTTACAGGTGGTAGAGGTTCTGGTAAGTCTTTTGCGGTTACTGTATTTTTAACACTGCTTACTATGTCTAAAGGTGTTAGGGTACTGTTCACAAGGTACACTATGATTAGTGCACACCTAAGTATTGTACCAGAATTTTTAGAAAAGATAGGACTGTTAGGGTTTACGAGTATATTTAATATAAACAAAAGTGAAGTAGTTAATACTAAAACGAATAGCGACATTATATTTAGAGGTATTAAAACGTCTTCAGGAAACCAGACAGCAAGTCTAAAGTCTTTACAAGGTATATCTACTTGGGTACTTGACGAAGCAGAAGAACTAATAGACGAAAATACATTTGACACTATAGACCTTAGTATTAGAGAAAAGGGAGTACAAAACAGAATAGTATTAATACTTAACCCAACAACAAAAGAACACTGGATATATAAAAGGTTCTTTGAAGCAAGGGGTGTATCTTCTGAATTTAACGGTATAAAAAAAGATGTATGCTACATACACTCTACATACTTAGACAATAAACAAAACCTTAACGAAAGTTTCTTACAACGTATAAAGACTATACAACAAAACAATATAAAAAAGTATAATCATAAAATCTTAGGCGGGTGGTTAGATAAAGCAGAAGGTGTAGTATTTGAAAACTGGAATATAGGAAACTTTAACCCCAACGGACTACAAACTTCTTGCGGTATGGACTTCGGGTTTAGTGTAGATCCAGACACACTAATAGAAGTAGCTATAGATAAAACGAAAAAGAAGATATACTTAAAAGAACATATATACAGAAACGGTTTAAAGTCACACGAATTAGCAAAGATAGTAGTAGACAAAGTAGGTAAGACACTTATAATAGCTGATAGTGCAGAACCTAGACTAATAGAAGACCTTAGACACTCAGGAGTTAATATACAAGCAGTAAAGAAGGGTACTATAGAAAGTGGAGTAACACGAATGCAAGACTACGAACTAATAGTATCTTCTTGTTCTGTTAATATCATAAAGGAATTAAACAACTATATATATGCAGACAAGGGTTCTAAATTATACGTAGATAGTTTTAACCACGCTATAGACGCAATACGTTATAATGTTATATATCACTTAGACAACCCCAACGCAGGTAAGTATTTTGTACAGTAAACTAAAAACAACAAATTTATATTATATACTATGAAGGTTAAACTTTTAAACGGTAAGAAGACGTTAAACTTTAATATACCGAAGACTTGGAACGAATTGAATTTAGGTAGGTATATTAGAACTATGAAAGTTTTACGAAGTGAAGAAAAGATACACGAGTTAGAAAAGGTAATAAGAATACTTAATTGTATTACTGATATACCTAAAAGAGATTTGTACGGATTAGATGTAAAGAGTATAGGTAAGTTAGGGGTTTATTTAACAAAGTTCTTAGAAAGTGAACCAGAAGACGAACTTAAACACTTTGTAGAAGTAGAAGGTGTACAGTACGGTTTTCACCCGAAGCTAGTAGAAATGTCTTTAGGTGAATTTGTAGATTTAGAAACATATACAGAAAACATAGAAGACAATCTACATTTAATACTAAGCGTTCTGTATAGACCAGTAACAGCAAAGAGTGGCGACAAATATAGAATAGAAGATTACGAACCGAATAGAGAGCGAGCCGATCTGTTTAAGAAACACTTAACAGTAGGCGACTTCAACGGTGCGTCGGTTTTTTTTTACGATTTAGGAAATCAACTTATGATAAATTCGAAGAAGTCTTTAATACAGAAACACAAGAAGACGAAAGCCTTAAATTTGAAGACGAACTAACAGAGTGGGGCTGGTATAACGCTATATATATGTTAGCGAACGAAAACTTTATAAATGTAGAACAGGTGGTAAAGAAACCAGCTTACGAATGTTTAACTTTTATGTCTTATAAAAAAGATGTAAACCAAAAAATAGAAAATGACTATAGACGCAATAAGGTTTAAGAGTTTCAATAATGTTATAGATACTTTAAAGTGTGTAGGTGAACAACACTTAAACATACACACTGTTACTACTGGTGACATTTTCGAAATAGATTTAGAAAAGAATACACTTTACCCTTTACTTCATATAAACCCAGAAAACGTAACTGTATCTGTAAATACAAGAACTTTTAACTTTCAGTTATTTGTAATGGACTTAGTAGAACCACACGAAAGTAACGAACAAGAAGTAATGTCTGACTGTTTAGAAATAATGAACGACATAATAGCAATATATAAACACGGTGAAATTCTATACGGTTTTAATGACGTAGCAGGTGAAGAACAAAGATACTTTATAGATAACGACTTTACAATAGAACCTTTTACAGAACGATTCGACCACGCTGTAACAGGTTGGGTAATGTCTTTTGCAATAACAATAGAAAACGAATTAAATAGTTGTATAGTACCAATAGACAATACGACTATATGCGTAAAATAAGATTACAATTTACAATAGGAAAATATAAAATAACACTTAAACCTTTTTCAATAACAATAACAAAAAAATAATGCCAGACTTAATTACAACAATCACAGAATCAGTTACAATAAACGGAGCGGTAAGAGGTTCTAGTAACACACAAACTATAACAGGTATTTTAGATGTATTCGAAAGGACTGTAACAGTACCTACGTCTGAAGTAACTTTATATTCTACACACGCTACTACTGTAGCAGGTGCAACGCTAGACAAAGATTTAGTAAAATTTGCAAGAATAACAAACTTAGACACTACAAACTTTATAGACCTAAGAGTAACAAACGAAAACAACGACGAATTTGTATATAGAGTATACGCAGGACAGACTTTTATACTACATAGTCACGTAGGTACTATGAACGCAACACAAAACGCAGCGGCAGGACTACCAAACGGTGATATAACTAGCGTAGAAGCACAAGCTAATACAGCGGCTTGTAGTGTCGAAGTATTTGTAGCTAGTGCTTAATGCCTTTCGGTCTTAAATACGATAGTATAGAAAACTACTTAAAGTCTTACGGTAAATATATTGTAAGACAAGCAAGAGGTATACTAAAAAGTAAAGGTAAAGATACAACAGGCAAGCTTTCAGGTTCTTTAAAATACAAAGTTACTAAAGATAAAGAAGGTTTTGAAATAAAGTTTTTAGCAAGTAAATACGCATCTTTTGTAAACAAAGGTGTTTCAGGAACTGAAGGTCGTAGAACGTATATAGATAAAGACGGAAAAAGAAAAACAAGTCCTTTTAGATTTAAGAAACAACCGCCTTCAAATGTTATAGAACGGTGGACTGTAGCTAAAGGTATTAAAGGACGTGACAGAAAAGGTAGGTTTATAACAAGAAAGTCTTTAGCGTTTTTAATAGCAAGAAGTATTAAACGAAAAGGAATACCAGCAGCAAGTTTTTATACACAACCTTTAAGTTATAGTTACAAAGTATTTAAAAAAGAAATGGAAAAGAACTTTAAGCAAGACGTATTAAAAAATATAAAACAATTTAAGTAATGGTAACACTAGAACAAGAACCGAAATATAAACTAATGCCAGTAGGAAGCCCGATACCTTTTACTGTATATCACGATCCTACTATACAAAATAAGTTTAAAATTAAATATACTGCACAAGTATTCGTACATACTAAAACTTCTGCTTCACTAACAAATATAGAAAATAGAATAGCTGTTCTTAAAGTAACACCTAACGGAGCAGGTAAAGGTATTTTTGATTTAGCACCTATATTAGAAAACTATGTTTCGCCAGATTACGAAGGCGGGCAAACAATTTCTGACGATCCTACTTTTAAGTCACAGTATAACACTGTAGAATATTCGGAGTTCGAGCCTCACACAATACACCAGATAGACAAATTCTGCTGTAACCAAAATAGTGTTAGGTTTTTTTATATTCTATTTAATGTAGAAGCAGCAGACACAGCTACAGGACAGGTTACACAACAAACTAGTGATAAGCACGCAGGTTCTTATTTAATATACAACGGTGTACTTTACGATACAGACATATTAAAGTTAGATAGTTCAGGTAATTATGGTTACAACTTAGATCAAGACGTTAATTCAAACGGTATATATTCTAATTTTATACTTAACAATACTGTAGCTAGGTTTTTAACTAACGCACCACGATTTATAAAAGCAGGAAATGTTAGCGAACAATATATACAATATGTAAGAGATAACGACTATTTAACTTTAGCTTTCTTTTCACAATACAATTCAGACTTTGTAGTAGCTGACAGTGGAACATTAAACGCTGTAAAAGGAATAAGAACAAGGTTCTATTATAACGGTTCTATAAATGTAAGCAATATAAGACAGCTAGGAGGTTCTGCGGGTGGTCACTACGGTTATATAGGTGATAGTAACGTAAAGCTACAATACGTAGGTGTAGGACTAGGAAACCTAGACGCTTCAGGTGTACCAATACCTGCTAACTGGGATTACTACACAGTACACGCCGAAGACGACGCTAGTAGTATAATAAGTGACACTTACTATTTTTACCCACAAGTAGACGACTGTAAAGGTTTTGAAACAATACGTTTAACTTGGTTAAATAAGTTCGGGGTTTGGGATTACTATAACTTTACAAAAAAGTCTGTAAGAAGTTTTAATACTAAACGGAAAAGCTATACACAAATAACTGGTAGTTGGAACGGTAACAGACATATGTTAGACGGTCATACTGGAGGCAAAAAACACTATAATACTTCTGTAAGTGAAAAGATTAAGTTAAACACAGATTATATAACAGAATCAGAGGCTGTATGGTTAGAAGAACTATTTATAAGTAACGAAGTATATATATTAGAATCAAAAAGTACAGATAGTACAATAGAAGGTTACATAAGAAAATATATAAAACCAGCTTTAATAACTAACAGTACACACACAAGAAAAACAAAAGCAAACGACAGACTTATACAATATACTTTTGAAGTAGAAACAACGAAGACTAAGAAAACACAGAAAATATAATGAGTGTACAGCTAATACTTTACCCGCAAAGTCATAACGGTTTATATAATTCGTACAGTGTACCTTATTTTAACGAATACTTAGGAAACCCAAAATTTACACAACCTTTTTTGTTTACTGCTAACAGTCCTTTAGGTATAGCAAATTTCTACGCACACAATCC